GATTTATCCTTTAGAAACAGTTCCTGCATTAGTAATTTATACAAAATCAGAAACTTCAGAACCTCAAGTAATTGGTACAAATAGAGTTTTATCAAGGGAATTAGAAGTAGTAGTTGAAGGTTATGCAAAAGCTACTACCAACTTTGATGATACTATTGATACAATTAGTAAAGAGGTAGAAGAAGCTATTGCTGCTGATGTTACATTGGGTGGTCTTGCAAAAGATTCTTATATATCATCAACAGAAATAGAATTTAACGGAGAGGGTGAAAAGCCATTAGGTTACGTTGCCCTTACTTTTACTACTATTTATCATACTCAAGAACAAGATTCTGAGTTAGGAGTTTAGGAGAAAAACATGAAAATGATTAGTCCTGACGGAAAAGTTTCTATAGATGCTCATCCTTCTAAGGTTGAAAGTCTAAAGAATAAGGGTTGGAAAGAAGAAGCAATCCAAACAAAAATTAAATCTTCTTCTAAAAAGTCGAAAGACGAGGAAATAGAAAATGGCAACTCATAAAGGTAGCGAAGGTGTTATCAAGGTAGGCAGCAATTCTGTAGCTGAGATTAGATCTTATTCTTTAGAAGAAACTGCAGACGTACTTGAGGATACTTCAATGGGTGATACTGCTAGATCGTTCAAATCATCTTTAACTTCTTTTACAGGAAGCATGGATGTTTTTTGGGATGAGACAGATACTTCTGGACAAGGTGCTTTAAGCATAGGTTCTGAAGTTACTTTAAACGTTTATCCTGAAGGTGATACATCTGGTGACACTTATTATACTGGTACAGCTATTGTCACAGGTGTTACAAGATCAGGTTCATTCGATGGACTCGTGGAAGCAAGCATTTCTGTGCAGGGTTCAGGTTCATTAACTGAAAGCACTGTTGCATAAGATGAAAGCAATAGAAAACGCTAAAAAACATTTTGCAGAGCAAGATGTAAAGTTAATTGAAGTACCAGAATGGGGCGAAGAAGATAAGCCCTTAAAAATATATAGTAAGCCATTAACGTTAGCTGAAACTTCTAAGCTCTATAAAATGAGCAAAGATGATGATCTAACCATGATGGCTTACGTTTTAATTTATAAAGCTCTTGATGAAAATGGTGACAAGCTATTTGATTTACAAGACAAAAACGCTTTGCTTAATAGCGTTGATAGGGAAGTTTTAATTGATGTTGCTCAAAAGATTATGGGTACTGAACCAATTGAGACCGTCAAAAAAAACTCCTAGAGGATACTGATTTATTTAACAGATATTCGTTAGCTGAAAAACTTCACAAAACCTTAGAAGAAATTCAGGAAATTAGTATCCAAGAATATCAAGGATGGTTGGCATATTTTGAAATTGCATTAGAAAGAAGGAAAGATGGCTAAAAGAAGAGTTTCATACGAATTAACAGCGATAGATAAAACTAAAGCTGCATTTGCTGCTGTAACTAACAGATTAAAGCAAGTTCATAAATTCGGTATGGGAACTGCTGCTGCTGTAACAAAAGTTGGTTTAGCAGCATCAGGTGCTGCAGCAGGTCTTGGAGCTTTCGTTAAAGTCAATACTGATGCAATTGATAGATTAGGCAAAACCGCAAGCAAGTTAGGCATAAACGTAGAGCTTCTACAGCAATTAAGATTTGCTGCTGACCAAACAGGTATTGCTCAAGAAACTCTTGATATGGCAATGCAGAGGTTTATACGAAGAGTTGGCGAAGCTCAAAACGGTACTGGTGAAGCAAAAGCTGCATTAGAAGAACTTGGAATTCAATTAAAGAATTCTGACGGTTCTTTTAAAAGCACTAAAGATGTACTGTTTGAGGTTGCTGATGGCATTCAGAATACTGAAGATGCATCAACTAGATTAAGGTTAGCATTTAAATTCTTTGACTCTGAGGGTGCTGCTTTAGTAAATACCTTAAAAGGTGGTTCTGCAGGTCTTAATGATTTCTTTAATGAAGCTAATGATCTTGGTTTAATCATTGATAAACAAACTACTGCAGCATTTGAGAAATTTGCAGATACTACCAGCATTCTTTTTAAACAAATAAAAACCGTAGTTCAGTATGTTATAGCTGCATTTTTACCTATTTTGCAAAGCATGGCAGAACGATTTTCTGATCTAATAGTCAAAGCAGGTAAATTAGCAGGCGGTTTTAAAAGTCTTGGCAGAGATATAGCTGTTAGCATGGTGAATGGTTTAGAAAAAGCTATAGTTGCTATGGCTCAGTTTGCCAACGGTGTTACTAGCATAGCTAGAACATTTGGTTTCTTTGAGGAAGCTGTAATTGATATTGATGCATTAAGAGCAAAATTCGATGGAATTAGAACTTCAATAACCACAGTCAAAGAACCATTAGAAGAAGTCAATGAAGAAATAAAAGAAACAGGTAAATCTGTAGAAAAGCTATCACAACCAGTGATGGCATTTATAAGTGAAATTGGCAATACAGAAAAAGTATTGGCAAAACTTACTACAGGAACTATGAAGAAGTTTGAAGACTCAATCATAGATTCTTTAAAATCAGGCAAGCTAGAATTTAAAAAGTTTGCAGATTACGTTATAGAACAATTATTAAGGATTGCTATACAACGAGCAATCATTGCACCAATTACAGGAAAGGTTGAAACCTTTTTCAAAAGCATTGGATTCGAAGGTGGTGGATTTACTGGTTATGGTGCAAGAGCAGGCGGTGTAGATGGTAGAGGTGGATTCCCTGCAATTCTACATCCCAATGAAACAGTTATTGATCATACGAAAGGTCAAGGCATGGGCGGTGCAACTGTTAACTTCAATATCTCTGCTGTAGATGCAACAGGGTTTGACGAATTGCTTGCATCAAGAAAGGGAATGATTACAGCAATTATAAATAACGCTATGAATCAGAGAGGTAAGATGGGTGTAGTATGAGTGGTGCTTTTCCTACAAGTCCTAAGTTTAGGGCATTAGATTTCAAAAATGTAAGACCTGTTCTTATGAATCACAGTCTTTCTGGTAGAAGGGTTGCAAGACAAATAGGTTCACAATATTTTACATTTTCAGTTCAGATGCCACCGTTACAATACGATGATGCTATGGATGTATTTGCCTTCTTGCAAAAACAAAAAGGTGGTTTTGAAACTTTCACTATTCAATATCCAACAGACAATAGAGGAGCTGATAAGGCAGAAACAGATATACAAGTAGTATCAGCTCATTCAGCTTCAGATGGAACAATAGACCTAGACGGTTTCTCTACATCAACATCTGGAGTTTTAAAAGCAGGAGATCTTATTTCTTTTGCAGGTCATTCAAAGGTTTACATGGTTCAAGCAGATGCAGATTCTGATGGAACTGGAGCTGCTACAGTATTAATAGAACCAAATCTTGTAACCACATTAGCAGATAATGAAGCAGTTACAGTTAATAAACCAAGTTTTACAGTTTATTTAACATCAGAAGAAATTCTTTATAACACAGACCCATCTGGGTTTTACAACATACAATTTGAAGTAAGAGAAGTTATAACATAATGGCTAGATCAATTAGCTCAGGTTTGCAAACTCAAATAGCAAACGATGCTAATAAAATTGCTTTTCTTTTAGAATTTAATTTTTCAACTCCTTTAAGAGCAACCAATTATTATAGAGACGTTACTTATGATTCTAATTCTTACGAAGCAGGTGGAGACTTTATTTCTGTAGAGACTTCAACAGAAAATGGCGAAGCTAAGATACAGGAACTTAGTGTTACTATGCAAAACATCACAAGTGATGTCAGAACTTTAATTGAAGATGGCAATTACACTAATGTTGCTTGTAATATTTATATTGCCTTTTTTGATAACAATGAAACATTAGTAGATGCTACTACTTACTTTTCTGGATTTATTAAATCAGCAACAATAAGAGAAACGAATAAATCTTCTCATATAACTTTATCTGTTGCTAATCACTGGTCAAACTGGAATCTAAAAAAGGGAAGACATTTTACAGATGAATCACAACAGCAGGTGTATTCTGGAGATGTTGGATTTGAATATGCAGATCAAACTAAAGAAGATATTAGGTGGGGTGCTGATTAATGTTCGCTGAATTTAAAATATTTGCTGACATGATTGCAACAGTTAAAGCTGTTGCTTCTGCTGTTTGGACTGCTGTAAAGGTTTATGCTGTTGCTACAGGTGTTAAAGGGTACATGGAAGCACAAGACTTGCTTTCAAAAGGTCAAGCTGTGTTAGGTCAAAAAACTGCTCAAGGTGGAAAGATACCAGTCATTTACGGAAGAAGAAGAGTAGGTTCTACTCTAGCTTTTTTGCATACTCATGATGGCAGAAGTAAAGATTTATTTGTTGTCTATGCTTTATCGGTTGGAGAAGTAGATCAGATTGAATTAGATACTATTGAAATCAACGGTGTATCAATTAAAGATACAAAAGTATTCAGGCAGGGTTATTATGCAGGCTCAGATAAAATAGCTTCTGGTGCAGGCTCTTTATGTACAGCATCGCAAATAGGCAACGTACAAGAATCTAATGCAGGTTACTCAGGAACTGACCCAACAAAAAGATACAGAATGGTTTTTAATGCTCATCACGGAGCAAGCAATCAAACAGCAGACCCCATGCTTAATGCATCAGTTCCTACAGAATGGACTACCAATCACAGATTAAGGGGAGTTGCTTATATTGCAGCATCTTTTGAGTATGATAGCAGAGGAATGTTTTCTAGCATTCCACAGCTCACTGTAGTTGTTAGAGGTAAAAAACTTTATGACCCTAGAAAGGATGGCTCAATATCTGGTGGCTCTGGTAGTCACAGGTACGACACACCAAGTACGTTTGAATGGTCAGATAATGCAGCTCTTTGTTTGCTGGATTATTTAAGAGACGATGAATACGGTAAAGGACTTGCGAGCAGTGCGGTTAACTTGCAATCATTTCAAACCGCAGCAAGCACATCAGACGAATTAGAAGATACTCCAGATTATGACGGTACAGCATCTTCAGCTACGTTCTCTGGAACGTCTGGAAATAATTTTATTAACGTTGATGCAACCACTTGGGCAAATTCAAAAGTTGGTGGAAAGTTAACATTAGTAGATTCAGGTGCTGCTACTGAATTTGATGCAGTAGATATTATTGATTCTTCTAGATGGCAAGAATACGATGCAGCTAATCCAACCTATCAGGTAGTTGTTAATGATACTCTTTCAGCGAATTACACCAATGAATCTGGAACTGCATTAGTTAAGGTAAAAAGATTTCATTGTAATGGTGTTGTAGATACCAACAAAAATGTCTTAGAGAATACACAAGAACTCTTAGGCAATATGAGAGGTATCCTTAACTACATAGATGGTAAATATGAAATAACCTTAGAAGACACAGCATCCTCTACATTCACAGTTACAGATGACCATATTGTTAGCGACAATGGCATAACCGTCAGCTATGAAAACAAATCAGAAAAAGCAAACAAAGTAGTAGTTCAATTTTTCAATGCATTAAAGAAATACGAAATGGATACAGTCACTGTATTTCATGATGCGACACCTAATTACAAATCAGATGATGGTGGAGAAGAATTAGAACTGGTTGTAGATTTTCCTTACATAGTTAATAAATACGTTGCTTACAACATGGGTGAAGCAATACTTGGTAGATCAAGAAACCAGATGACTATCAGCTTTACTGGTACTCCAGAGCTTTACAAAGTTAAAGTCGGAGATGTCATTACTGTTGCTTATACACCTGTAGGATTTACAGGAAAGCTATTTAGAGTTGAAGCAATGGCATTACAACCTAATGGATTAGTGGATGTGCAGTGCATTGAATATCTGGACATTTATACTTGGGAAGCACCGCCACAAGAAAACATAGAAGATATTGCAAGAATACCTGCAGGATTTGAGGTTAAAGCACCAACAGGATTAGCATTTACTGATTCTAATAGCAGTTCAACAGGAAGACCTTTTCTTTCTTGGAACGAACCAACAGACTTTCCTAATTACGAATACAGGGTTTCTATCGTAGATGCTTCAAGCAACAAACTGCTTAATAAGATTGTTGATGATGAATTTGTTGATTGTAATTTCTTACCAGTAGGCTCTAACTATGTTGCTTCCGTCTCTTCTATCAATTCAGTAGGTTCAGAATCTGACCCTGCAACTCTCACTTTTAGTGTAGGCACAGCACCAGTTGCTCAAGCAGATTTAAAAGATGCAATAGTTTCTACAGCTAAATTAGTTGATGATGCGGTCACTAATGCCAAGATAGCTGTTGATGCTATTCAGGGCGATGTCATTGCAGCAGGTGCAATTACTACAACTAAGATAGGAGCTAATGCAGTAACCACAGCTAAACTTGCTAATGATGCTGTAACCTCAGACATAATCGCAGCAGGAGCAATAACAGCAACAGAAATATCTGATGGTGCTATATCTACACCTAAACTTGCAGCAGGAGCAGTAACCACAGCAAAACTTGCAGCAGGCAGTGTTACATCTAATGAAATATTTGCTAATACTATTACAGCAGGGAATATAGCTTCAGGTGCTATCAATACAGATGAACTAGCTGCTAATGCAGTGACAGCAGCAAAAATAGCAGCTAATACCATTACTGCTTCTGAAATAGCTTCAGGAACTATTACAGCAACACAGATTGCTACAGGAACTTTGACTTCTGCTTCAGGCGTATTTGGAGCAATTTCTGCAAACGATATAACTACTGGAACTTTAAACGCTTCCAATGTATCAGTTATAAATCTAAATGCAGATAATATTTCTACAGGCACATTAAATGCAGATTTGTTGCAGATAGATGGTGTTACTCTTGATACCGATATTAATGGAAATTTAATCATTGCAAGTGGTGGTGTGGGCAGCACACAGCTTGCAACAAATGCAGTGACTAGCACAAAAATTACTAATGCAGCAGTAACTACAGCTAAATTAGTTGATAATGCTATTACTACAGTAAAAATAGCTGCGGATGCAGTAACAAATGCCAAGATAGCCACTGATGCAATTCAAGGAGATGTTATAGCAGCAGGAGCAATCACAACAACTAAACTTGGGGCTAATGCAGTAACTACTTCCAAACTTGCTAATGATGCTGTAACTTCAGATATTATTGCTGCTAGTGCTGTAACTACTACAGAGATTTCTGATAATGCAGTATCTACAGCAAAATTAATCGCAGGCTCAGTAACAACTGCAAAAATAGCTACAGGTGCAGTTACCGCAAACGAAATAGCTGCAAATACCATTACAGCAGGACAAATTGCAACAGGAGCAATTAATACTGATGAGCTTGCTGCTAATGCAGTAACAGCAGCAAAGATAGCAGCAAATACTATTACAGCTTCACAAATTGCAGCAGGAACTATTACCACTACTCAAATTGCAACTGATACTATTACAGCAGCAAACATAGCAGCAGGAGCAATCGCAACCTCTGAATTGGCTGCTAATGCAGTTACAGCAGCAAAGATTGCAGCCAATACAATAACCGCAGGAGAAATAGCTTCAGGAACTATAACTTCTAATGAAATAGCAGCAGGCACTATAGTTGCTGCTGATATAGCTTCTAACACTATTACCGCATCACAGATTGCTACAGGAACTTTGACTTCAGCTTCAGGTGTATTTGGAGCTATCTCAGCAAATGATGTAACAACAGGAACACTTAATGCTACAAATGTATCTGTTATTAATTTAAACGCTGATAACATCAGTACAGGCACATTAAATGCAAACAGAATACAAATAGATAATGTAACTCTTGATACCGATGGTTCAGGAAATTTAATTATTAAAACAGCAGGCGTAGATACAGGGCAAATTGCTACTGATGCTGTAACCACAGTTAAACTGGTTGATAGAGCTACCTCAGTATTTGCAACTGCGACAGGCGGTATCGGATATTGGTATGTAGATAATTTAGCTCAAACAGCTATTGTTACTACAGGTGTATTTCAAGCACCATCCTCTACAGGAAATACTTTCTTTGTTATTGGCAATACTTATATTAATGCTAACTCAGGTGGCTCTACTGCTGACTGGTGTGAGCTGCAAGTACAAAGAAGAAGTGCATCCACTAGCGGTGGTGTAAGTTCTGCTAGTTATTCAACCATTGCAACCATTAGAGCAAGAGGTGAAACAGGGGAAGCATTGCAATCTATTATTGCTAACGATGCTTATACTGCTGATTATTATTATCAATACAGAGTAACGCTACAAACCAATGGAACAGGAACGCTTTATAGCACTAGAAGTTATGGCATAAGTGGCATACAAGTTATAGTAAATTACAAATGATGAAACAGATAAGTTGGTACGATTCAGAAGGCAATATAAAACATTGCCAAACAGTGCAAGAAGGTCTTGAGGATGCTTCTTGTCCTGAAGATGGTTTGCAATGGATAGAAGGACATCCTGAATTAATACAAAATTCTAAAGTTATTGATGGCGAAATAGTCAATGGTAACAACGATTCTATTCTTCCAATATTAGAAGAATTAAGAATATACAGAGATCTTAGGTTAAGAAGATCTGATTGGACTCAAATGATTGATTCGCCTTTATCTGATGCAAAGAAAGCAGAGTGGGCAAATTACAGACAACAATTAAGAGATTTACCATCTCAATATACAGAGAATGACAATATTAATGCTGTAGTATTTCCTACACCACCAACATAAACTACAATAGGGAAAGAGGATTTTAAATGGCAACTCACGATTATAATATAGCAAATCAGACTGGTGCTAACTTTAGAGCAGACCTAAATAATGCTCTATCAGCAATACTTTCTAACAATGCATCAGCTACAGAACCAACAACTACTACTGCTTATATGCTTTGGGTGGATACAACTAATAATCTACTCAAAATGCGAAACAGTGCTGATAATGCATGGATTACTTTACCAGTATCAATAACTACCTCAAACACTGTAGATATTGATGGTGGCACAGTTAATACAATTACTTCTCTTTCTTTTAGTTCTGGTGAAACAGTTACAACCATATTAGATGAAGACGATTTATCTTCTGATTCTGCTTCTGCATTAGCTACACAACAATCAATTAAAGCGTATGTAGATAGTCAAGTTACAGCTCAAGATTTGGACTTTCAAGGCGATACAGGTGGAGCTTTATCCATAGACCTAGATTCAGAAACCTTTACCATTTCAGGTGGCAATGGTATAGATACTAGCGGTGCTTTAAATACATTAACTATTGCAATAGATAGCTCAGTTGTAACTCTTGCTGATACACAAACACTAACAAATAAAACTATAGATGCAGATAACAATACTATTTCTAACTTAGAAGTAGATAACTTAAAATCAGGAGTTCTGGACACAGATCTCACATCTGTTTCTGCTTCAGACGATACTCTAGCTTCTTCTAAGGCAATTAAAACTTATATTGATGCACAGGTAACAGCTCAAGATTTAGACCTCACAGATGGCACTACAAGCATTTCTATAGACTTAGATTCTGAAACACTTTCTGTGCTTGGCGGTACAGGTGTAACTTCTACTGCTTCAGGTAATGGTGTTACTTTGGCTATTGGTCAAGATGTTGGCACAACTGCTGATGTTACCTTTAATACAGTTTCAGCAGATTTGACTGGAGATGTTACTGGTACAGTTTCTAGCATAGCCAATCATTCAACCTCAGATCTTTCTGAGGGTACAAACCTCTACTATACAACTGCAAGATTTGATTCTGCTTTTAGCGGTAAATCAACAACAGATCTAACTGAAGGTACAAATCTTTACTATACCGATGCAAGAGCAAGAGCAGCTATTTCTGCTTCAGGCGATTTATCTTATAACTCCACCACAGGAGTTATATCATTTACAGAAAGAACTGATGCAGAAGTTAGAGGTTTAGTATCTGCTTCAGGTGATCTTTCTTACAATTCAACTACAGGCGTATTTAGCTTTACAGAAAGAACTGATGCAGAAGTCAGAGGTTTAATCTCAGGTGGTACAGGAGTTACTTATAACAACACCACTGGTGTTATTTCTATTGGTCAGGCAGTAGGAACTTCTGACAATGTAACCTTTGGTGATGTCATAGTTTCAGGAGATCTTACTGTTTCAGGAACTACCACTACAGTTAATACTGAAACCATTAATCTTGCAGACAACATCATTCTGTTTAATTCTAATGCTACAGGCACACCTACTGAAAATGCAGGTATAGAAATTGAAAGAGGAGATGCAACTAATAAAACTCTTCTTTGGAACGAAACAGATGATAAATGGACTGTTGGCTCAGAAACTTTTGTTGCAGGAACTTTTGAAGGAAATGTAACTGGTAATGTTACAGGTACAGTTTCTAGTCTTGCTAACCATGACACCGATGATCTTTCTCAAGGTTCAACTAATTTATATTATGCAGATAGCTTAGTAGATTCTCATTTATCAGGCGGTACTGGTGTTACTTATTCAAGCGGTACTATTTCTATAGGACAATCAGTAGGTACGACAGATGATGTCACATTCAATAGCGTAACAGTTACAGATGAAGTAATAGGTGATATTGATGGTGCAATTCAA